CGTGGCGTTCAGAGAGTGGTTGCCCGACATCGCCTCGGCTTTGAAGCTGTCGCAAATTCCGGTCGTGGCCATCGCTCAGGCCTCCGTCTTTGGTGTGCCGGGGACGTGGACACGCACCATCTGCAGCGCCGCCTCGAAACCGCCATGCGGTGCCAGCTCCTCATCGGTGCGCTGGAGCACGGCGTGCCCATCGGTCTGCACCGCCTTGAACAGCCGGGCCGCGGGGTGATCGGGGTGCGCGTCGGCGTACCAGCTGCGCTCGATCAGCATGATGTGGTGCATGTGCTCGTGCAGCAGGCGCTCGAGATAGGCCTGCGTCTGCGGCTTCTCGAAATGCCCGGCAAAGCTGGTGCCGCGGGCGGCGGCGAGGATGTCGTCGAGAGCGTCCGGCACATGCCCGCTGGTATCGAGATCGGCCAGCAGCCGGGCATTGCCCTCGCCCGCCAGCGCATTGCGCTCGTGTTCCTGGGCCAGCCGATGATGACCGACCAGCAGCTGCTCGACCTTGTTCTGGAAGGCGGTCGCCTCGCGGAACAGCGCCTCGGGCGCGGTCGCGGCGATATCGATGATCATCTTGGCCGTCACCCCGGCCCATTTCTCGGGCGGGTGCGGGCCGCCATTGGTGATCATACAGCCGACGTTCATTTCAACTTCTCCTAAAGGCGCTGGCGCGCGCTATTCTTCGTCGTCGTCGAGGTCGACGACCTCCCACCAGCAACGGCAATTGACATGTGGCCAATCGCCGTTGGGAAACTCGTCTTCAATCCCGATCACGCCCGCATCGGCGTTTTCTTGGCAGTCTTCCTCGACTGCGTCGTCGTCTTGGGTAAACCACAGCTTGCCCCGCGCGACGTTGGTGCCGCGCATTGCCGTGTTAAGGCCTTCGCGCTCGGCCAGCGTTGTCTCGTTGTCGGCGATGGTCTTGGCGCGTGCGCCATTAAAGGCGGGTGCGTCGGCGATCGCGTCAGCCAGCTCCTTGGCCGTCCAGTCGCCAGCGGCGATCCCGTCGACGACGGTCGTCACCAGCATGCTCTGCGTGCGCGCTTTGAGCCCGGGGATCAGCTCGGCGGCTTCGCTCTTGGCCCAGCGAGCCGCGAGATCCGGCATCTCGTCCAAGATGGCGGGGATCTCGTCACCGTCTTCCTCGAGCGGCGGCAGCCCGAGATTGGCCCGCGCGTCGTTCCGAGTCTCCGGCACATCTCCAGTAAAGCCAACATTGCGCAGACCGTCTGCGTAGACGGGTGCCAGGTCGCCGGCGATGTCGTCCTCGAGGACCGACCAGTCGCCGAGTTCCACCTGCGCGAGCAATTCGGTGGCCCGCCGCCGGCGTTCCTCGTCGTCGGCATCGGCCATGGTCAGCTACGCAGATCGACCAGCATCTGGTCGGTCGCCGCCTTCAGCGCTTTCTTTTTGCCGCTGGTGTCGACCGACATGTCCGCCTGCACACCCGCCTGGCGGCGGTCCATCGGTTTGCCGGGGTCGTGCAAGCCGCCATCGTCGGCGCGCACGATGTGGCCGCCCATCCGCTTGATGGTGGTCGCTTCGACCGCGCTGCGGACGCCATCGACCACCACGGATTTCCCGGCGGCAAGTCGCTTCTGCACGCGGCGCTGCAATACGACTGAGGTCGCATTGGGGGCGGCGCTGTGCGTGGCGTCGCCGACCGCTTCCATCAGATCGCGCGGCGCGGCACCGCCCAGACGCAGCGTCGGGTTGTCGCGCAATTTGCCCTCGGTCTGGGCCTTGTTCAGACCGGCGAGCGTGCGCACCGCCTTCTTGACGGGCGCGCCGGCATGCAGCCGGGTAAACCCGTGCGCTGTGCAGAGGTGCTTGCAGACGTCGGTCTTGCGCGCACCGGAATGCCCGGTGATGCCGATCAGCATGATATGCTCCGAATAGAAAGGGGGGTCGCCCGATGAGTGAATTTGTTCAATCGGCCCAGCGCGAGCTGGCGCGCCTCGACCAGGACATCGACCGTCTTGAAAAGGAAGCCGAACAAAACCGCCCGCGCCGGGTGCTGCTCCGCGCATTGCTGGCCCTATACCCGGTCGGCCCGAGCAGAGTGCTGCCGATCCGCCGTCCGCCGGCTCGCGTCAGGACAACCGGGACACTTCCACAACCGCCCGTCGGCGTCGGTGCACGAACCCTACTGGTGAGCCTGACTGCGGGGCGGAAGGCCGCTCGTCAGCCCCCGCCGCGCCAAAAGGTGACCGGCGAGGAGGTTATCGAGACGCTGCGCACACTGGCGGCGGATCATCCCAACGGCGTTGGTCCGCAAAAGGTCATCGACAAGCTGCAGAAGCCGGCGGAGTACATCGACTATCCGCAGCTCCAGGTGCTGATGACGAACCTCGCTAGAAGCAACAAGATCCGCAAGCTTCGCGCCGGCCGCTATCTTCCGCCTGTCGAAGACCAACGGGTTCGAATGGTTGGCGATTCGCCCTGAGTGTGTCGACGTCGCGGCGGCGACTAGGGAAGCCGGCTATTGAAAGTGCTGCTCGAGGATGCCGAGGGCGGCGATCAGGATCCCCGAGGCGGCTTCCTGGCTGACCCGGTGGCCGCTCCAGCCCTGCTCGAGCGCCCATTCCTTGAGCGAGCGCTCCCAGCCGACGACGTGCCACAGGACAGAGCCGCCAGGTGAGCCGATACCACCGGCGGCCAGGATGGCACGCCAGACCTGGTCGCGCGCTGCCTCGATCCCGCCGCCGCGGCTGGAAGGAGCGGGTCTGCCGCCGGAGGGTAATCTGTTCATATCGCTGGCGCGCAGCGGATCGAGTTGCGCCAAGCGGAAATAGTTGCGGAAGATTTCGCCGGCCCGGCGCATCCCGGCAGTGATCGAGCCGCGCCGCTCCATGACCTTGAGCGTGTCAATGGCGCGGCGACCGGTCATACTTTCACCAGCCGTCGCCCAAGGCGGCTGTGCATCCGGTGCGAGCGGCGCGACGCGCGGCCGAGCTCGTCGCGCTTGGTGATCTGTGTCCATTGGCCGTCGGGCAACTCGATCCCGAGGTAGCCGCCAGACAGCAACGCCGGCGCCGGCGCTCTCAGGCGGCGCATTGCATCATAGGGGCCAGGCCCGCCGGTGAAGTAAGCCGGGTAGCAGAAATCGGTGAGCCGCACCGTCGGCCAGCGGTGTTTCGCATAGCCGTTGCGGTCGGCCTCGACCGCGTCGCAGACTTCCTGCAGGCAGTGATACTGACTGTAAGGAGCCGGCAGCGGCAGGATCGTGTTGGCGTCGGCATCGGCGAGCATCTCAAGAAGCTCGTGCGTCAAGTCGATCGTCCAGGCCTCGCCATATTGCATGGCGTCCGCGGCAAAGACCTTGCCCTCGGGCGTGCCGGTGTTGTCGTCGTGATAGCCGCCAGCGCCGGGCACGTCGGTGGTGTCGAGGATGTAGAGCGGCCACATCCCGCTCGGCACCGCGTTTTTAAGGCCGGCGAAGTGCAGCGTCGCGGTATAGTGCCAGTGCGGCGCAAAATCCTCAAGGACCTGCGCCTGAAAGGCCGGGAGGCAGGCCTTGATCTGAGCATCGGTAAGAACCGTGCAGCGGTTGACAATGACGATGTCGGTCATTCAAATTCTCCGAGGTGGCGTGCGCAGTTTCCACTGGTCACCAGAGATGACTCTCAGTGGTCTCGTCATTGCGGGTAAATCGCGGTTACCGGCGGCATGGTCTTGGCGAGCAGCACCAGAAGGTCGATGACGGCGAGGCCGATCGCGGCGATCAGCAGATAGATGTTGAGCTCGCCGGCGGCGCGGTCGAGACTGCGGGCCAATTTGCGCATCGCGAGCCTCGCATGGTCATGGGTAAGGTCTTGGTCTGGCTGCGCCAGGGCCGCACGGTGGGGATCTCGCCACTGTGCCTGGGCGTAGCGTGCTATGCGGCAGCGCTCACGCTCACGCTCCTCGCCGCCGTCCTGCTCCTTTAATCCTCGGCTTAGTCGTCGTCGTGCGTCTGCAGTACCTGCACCCGCAGTTCGCTGGCGCCGGCTTCCATGGCGCCCTCGGCGTGGTGATGGCCGCTCAGGATAAAGAATTTCCCGGCGCGCTCGATCGCGGCACCGTCGAGGACCAGCGGCACCATCGCGTCACTCTGGCCGTGCTCGGCATAGATCTCGGCGTCGTGGTCGACCCGGTCACCGTCGACGACACGCTGCAGCGCGACCAGGTCGGCGGTCGGCACGGTGCGCTCGGTGTAGTGCAGCCCGCGCGCGCGGATCGTCGTCCACGAGGTATGCAGAACATCGGCGGCAGTGATCGCGTCGGCTAAGGGCAGCTCGGCTGGGCGCCGCGCGTTGTCGGGATCGACGTGGCCACCGGCCTTTGCCGCAGCGGCCTCGAAGAACCGGCAGTGGCCGTGGGGATGGATATCGCCCTCGACCAGCGTGCAGCTGTCTGGCGCACGGAACATCGTGCAATGCCGGCAGCGCTCAGCCTCGACCGGGCCGTCATCGGTGTAATCGGCCTCGTCCTGGCTGATCGTGGCGCCGGATCTGGCTAAAGCTTCTCCCAGCCCTCGAGCCGCATCTCCTGCGCCAATTGCTTGGCCACGTCCCGCGCCCGCTCGGCGAAGAAGTGCTCGAGCCTCCGCTGCAATCGGGTCTTGGTCCGGTCGAGCAAGGCTATGTTGCGGCGGCTCTCCCGCCGCTTGGCGAAGAGGGTCGTCGGCGACTTTGCCTACCCCGTCCTTGGGTTTCCCCTTCCCGCCGGCTTCGGCGCCGCCCTCGGGCTGCTCCGGTTTGGCGGTCGTCGGCTGCTTTTTGCCGCCCGCCGGTGGCGTTTTGCCGTTTGTCGACGGCGGCGATTTTTGCGGCGATTTTTGCGGCGATTTTTGCGGCGATTTTTGCGGCGATTTTTGTCCGGGCTGGGTCTGGCGCGAATTTGGCGGTTTTCCTGGCGCACCCCGGTCGTTTTGACCCGGTGCGCCGCCCGGTGGCGGCAGCATCGGCATGATCGGCTCGGGCGGGTTGAGGATGCTGTCGAGCGTCACCGGACCGGTGGCGGTCTTGAACATGATCTCGTCGCCGCCTTCAATCGGGTCCATGCCGAGCTGGTCGCGCGCCTCGTTGATCGTGTAGAGGCCGGCGCCGGCGAGGTTGACCAGCATCGTTGCCTGGTCGGTCGGGTCGATCGGCTTAATGTCGGACCACGCAAACTCGAGGTCCGGGTGGCCCATGCGGCGCTGGATCACCTGATCGACAAGCCGTTTGACCCAGCCCATGAGGGGTGCGAGCCCCTCTTCCAGCGCGGCTTCCTGCGCGGTCTCGGCGGTAGCCCGGTTGACCTGGCGGGTGAACGCGGTGGGTGGCAGCGAGAAGGCGAAGCAGATGACCCGCGCGCGCCACTCGTCGAAATCGTCTTTGAGCGGCGGTTCCTTGATCGACTGGTACTTGGCGCCCTCGGGTCCCCACAGCAGTTTGGTGCGCTCGGCGGTATTGCCCGCGAGTTTGGAATCAAACCAATCCTGGAACTGCGCGATCTGCTCACCGGTCCAGCCGTCCGGCGCATTGACCATGCCGGCGGGGATGTTGCCAGTGGTGAAGTGCTGCAGCTGCATCACGCCGCGGCGGATGCTGGTGTTGATCGTCAGCACGATCTGCTCCACCGGCGAGAACCCGTAGAGCCTGTCGGCGCGCGGATTGCGCGGGAAGTAGATCAGCTGTTGATCGGTAAACTGGCTGACGACCTCGCCTTCCTCGGTATTGGTGCGGGTCCCGTCCTCGAGCAGCACCCATGGCCGCCCGTGGATGATCTGCTCAAATGCCGGCGCTGGCGGCCGCGGCCGCCGACCGGTGTCGTCGATCAAGACCTTGATCGTGGCGCCATCAATGATGTCGAGGCCGATGATGTCACCACCGCGGTTGAGCCGCGGCTCGATCGCCGGTGCATCGGTGACCAGCACCTGGTCGATCAATTCGCGCAACCAGCTGGCAAATGGGGTGATCCCGTCCGGGAAACCCCAGAACTCGGTGAGCTGCTTGATCCGCTTATCCGAGTTGCGCGCTACGTCTTCCTCGTCGCGCGGCTTGATGGTCCATGCCAGCTTCTCGATCTGGTCCTTGCGGGTCTCGATGCACAGCCGCGTGATGTCGTCATTGGCTAAGGCCTTGAGTTCGGCAAAGCCAATCGGCTCAAACGACCGTGGGGTGTAGATATAATTTAACCCGACGGGAAAGTTGTACCTTCTGGTCCGCTCGTAATCGGGCGGCACCAGTGGATAGCCCGGCGCAAACAAGCCGCCCGACGGCTGAAAGACCGGCGCAAACTGTGTGATGTCGCCATTGGTCGCGGGACGGGGGCCACCAGCAGCACCGCCTTGGCTCCAGGCGTAGCTGTAGATCGGCGCGCCTTTGCCCGGTGTCTGTCGGCGGAATGGCGCCATCAGTGTGTTGACCATGCCGACAAGCGAGGTCTGGGTTCCACCGCGTGGCATGTCAGGTCTCGGTGTTGTTGATCATGTTGAACCACTCCACCGATCCCGGCTGCGGCACTGGCTTGGGCCGCGCCTGCTCGCGCGGTTGCGCTTCGCGTTTGGCCTGTTGTCGGTACAGTTCAAAAATGCCCTCGCCGGGCATTGGCGCGACGAGCAGATCGCTAAAGGCCCACACCAGCGCATCGACACGGTCCGGCGATTGACCCGCAGCGACGCGGTCAAGATCGGTCGTGAAGGCGCACATCTGGTCTTCGAGCGTCGGGAAGGTGCCGACGTGGTGCATGCGGCCCTGCTCGTAGAGTGCGGCCACTGGCTCGGCGCGGATCACCTTGCCGCGCGAGGCGTGCACGGCCTTGAACGAGATATTCTTGTCGACCATGCGCAGCGTCGCTTCGACCATGTCGCCGCCGTTGTTTACCTCGGCGACGATGCGGTCCGCCTTGTGCTTGCGGTACAAAGCAATGGCGGTTTTGGCCCAGTCGGTCGGCGTGTAGTGGCCGGAGCTGTCATCGAGCACGTAACCGTGCCCTTCGGCGTCTTTGCCGGCGACGATGATGCCGGTCTCGTCGGAATCCTCGCCACTACTCACGGCCGGGTCGATCGCCACGACGATGCGGACGAGCTCCGGCACGCTGCTATAGGCGGGCCAGCGCAGCTCCTCGAGCCGCGCGCGGTTCCACAAGGCGCCGGGCACGTCCTCAAGGACTTCAGCGTCGAGTTCCTGCCGGCCCAATCGCGTGCCCTCGTACTTGCGGATGATCTGTTGCAGAAAGGCTGGTGCTAGATTGTGCCGGTTCGCGTAAGTCGAACCGCGGACCACGACGGTTGTCGGGTCGGCGAGCAGCTCGCGGATGATCCGAACCGGCCTTGGTGTCGTGGTGACGACGACGCGTGGATCAGTGCCGAGACGAAGCCCGAACATCAGCATGTCCCAGGCCTCGGGGTAGCGCCAGGTGGCGATCTCGTCGCACCAGGCGAGGTCGTGCTGTGGACCACGCAGGCGCTCCGGCTCGTCGGCGCTGTAGGTCGTGGCGATCGCGCCGTTGGGCCAGGTCAGTCGCCGCTTTGACGGCTCGTAAACCGGCCGTTCGGCTTCGAGACCGATGGCGAGCAGACCGCTTTCGCCCTCCACCATGACGTCCCGGGCATCAGCTGCGGTTGCCGCGACCAGCGCGACGCGCCGGTGGCCGTGGTGGTTGACCCGATCGTGGACGTATTCAGCGCCGGTGCGGGTTTTGCCAAAGCCGCGGCCGGCCAGCAGCAGCCAAATGCGCCACTCGCCCGGCGGCGGCAGCTGCTCTTGACGCGCCCAATATTTCCAGTCGCGCGCCAGCAGGTCGCATTGCAGCTCAGTCAGTTTCCCGAGAAATTTTTTCTGCTGTGCTGGTGAGAGCGAGGCGAGCGAGCTTGCGTTCGAGATCGTCTCTTGCATGTCTGATTTCGATTGGGTCGCCGCCCTTGAGCCCGGTGTGTTTGTGGATGCTCACCTCGCTCCAGCCCATCTGGGTCTTGGCGAAGAAGATCAGCAGCGTTGCTTCCGCCCGCGGGTCTTTAATCCCGCCGGCACGCCCGAGCATGGTCGCGGCGATCCGCTGACCGGCCAGCGCCTTCAGTTTGGTCGCACCCGTGGCGATCTCTTGCGTGAAATGCTTGCGCAAGGTCTTTTCGTCGATCGGCTTGCCGCTCTCAGGGTTTTTGATGACGCGGCAAATGTCGGTTTGCGGGATGCCGAAACCGATCATGAGCTCGACATTGTCGCGCTGCTCGGCCGTCGGCTCAAAGGCACGTCGAGGCATTGGCACTGCATAAGTTGTTGGCATGAAAAAGCCGGCGGCCTTGCGGGCGCCGGCTGTCGTTTAGGCTAGTGGCGGATTAGGCCGTCTCGAGTGCTTCCGGGTGCTCGGCGAGATAGAGCATCGCCAGTCTGACGACGCGCGGGATCGCCTCGGTGCCGGCCTCGTAATGCTGGATCTCGCGCCGACTTCGGCCGAGGGCTTCGCCGGCCGCGACTTGCGTCAAGCCAAGCTGGGTGCGCCATTCGAAGCACGAGAGGGTGCGCTGTCGTCCCTGCATGAGCGGCAATCTAGCACATTGCGCACCCATGCGCAATAGCTACGCTTCAAGGCCGCTAAAACTTTTTCCGTGCGTTAACCCATTATATGGGTGACAAGCGCAACAGTTGCGCGATAATCGCACCCATCGGCACTGGAACTGCCGTGAAACCGGAAGGACACCTCAGATGACCCTGATCGCCTCCCGCGACGTCCCAGCTGGTGACAGCTGGGCGTTCCGCGACCACCGCATGCTGGCCGAGCTCAGCTACCGCAATGGCCGCTGGGTGCAGCCGATCAAGAGGCAACCCATCAGGAGTCCCAAAGCAGGCAAGTACATCGGCTTTCGCCAACGCAAGAGGAGAGCACCATGAGCAGCAGCAGCACCGAACTGACCTTCTTCCAGGCCAAGGAGATCAAGATCAGTCGCGGGTTCCCCTGCGGGTACCGCAGAGACAAACGCGACGGCTTCTACACAAGGCAGATATTGATCGTGTCTGCCGACGGCAGCGAGTTTCAGATCAACGTGCACAGCGTGACCGGGCAGGCGCAGCTGCCGGTCGTCGCGGTCGACGAGGACGTCGTCTGATGCGCGGATACGACGACTGGAAAACGACACCACCGGATGATCCGCCCGAAGACCCGGACTGCACCTGCTATCACCACGGGCGGCGGCGCCACCGCCGCGACAAGTGGTGCCCGGTGCACGGCAAAGACCCCGATCAAGCCTACGAGGAACAGAGGGACCGGAGGAGCGAATAGTAACGCCACCGCGGGCGCTGGAAACGCCCGCTTCAACCGGAAGGAACCAAACCATGACTACCTGCACCCGTACCCCATGGGGCAAGCCCGACGACAGCGAGGAATACGAGCCCGGCATCACCTGGTACTCGACGCCGAGCCACGGCGGCTTCAAGCTCGATCGCGCGCACAACGCGCAAGTCCCCGACTACATGCGCCGCGCCGGCGGCTGGTACGAGGAAGACTGCGATTGGGCGATCGTGGCCACCGTGTTCCCGAACGCCTTTCTTGAGCACGACAAAGACCCGGCGAAGACCTTCGAGACCGCGCGCCGCACACTGCGCAACTGGCTCCCGGATGCCTACGAGAAATTCTACGGTGTCGAGCTCAAGCCCGGCGAGAGCTATATCCGCTCCCAGTCACGGCAATAGTGCGTTAACCCAACAAAGGAATTGCACACGCGCAACAGTTGCGCCATAATATGACCGTGCCTCGCTCTGGAAGGCGGGACACGGAAACCGGAAGGACCAAGATGATCACACCCGCACAAGCCGCCGACGCGATCCGTCGCTCGCGCGGCCGTTTTTTTGGCTGCACCTTCACCAAGCACCAGACCGGCGAGACGCGCACCATGTGGGCTCGTTTCGCCGTCGTCGGCAACCCGAAGGGCCCGCACCGCAATCGCGACGATCTGATCGTCGTTTGGGACCACCACAAGCGCGGTTACCGCTCGATCCCGGTTGAGGGACTGACCCAGCTGCGCATTGACGGCCGGGTTGAGGAGGTTCGGTCGTCGGGGAGCCGGGCGATGGAGATGGCCGCAGAGCTGGGTGACCTGCTCTCCCGCGAGTGCCCGCTCGGAGATCTGCTCTCGTCCGTGACACGGACCGAGGGCGATCCCCTGCCATGACCCGCATTCCGATGATCGGCGACCGGCTCTATTGGGATACCGGCATTGGCGAAGGCTTTACCGGCCGTATCGTCGCACTGCAGGGCACGCCGACGAGCGGCGGCACGATGATCATTGAATGGGACGATGGGCGGATCTGGAAAAACCAGCCGCAGCGTCTACTCGACGAACCGCGCTGGTCCTACGTGTAACCCACTGCACAACCGGCAGAATTAACCCACAATTTGATTGCGAGGCGCAATCATTGCGCTATAATCCGGCTCATGAAAACAGCCAATCAAACCCCGGAGCATCCAATGACGACCGCCCGGATTTACACTTTCCCGATGACCGATCGCCACCGCTGCGCGGCTGTCGCCTTTGCCCGGCTCGACGCGGCTCAAACGATCATCAACGAGCGCCAGCTGCAGACCACGCCGCAGACCCGCCTGCACATTCGCAGTCTGCTGGGTAGCGGCTGCCCGCCGGCGAAGGCGGTCGAGATCGCGCTGAAGGCCGACCCGCAATGAACGCGGCACTGTTGTCCCGCCTCGGGCTGTGGGTGATCAGCACCGTTTGCGGCTCGTTCGGCGTGCTCTGCGTGATCGCGTCGTTTAGCAATGGCCGGCTTGGCGCGCATGCGCTGGTATTTCTCGGCACCGCAACCGCAATCCGTCTTCTAGCCTTGCAGGAAAGCAAGTGAACAAGCACCTGCGTTGGATATTACTTGGCGAGCTGGCGATCGTCATGTGTCTGGCGGCCGGCGGAGCCGGCGCCATCGGCACACTCGCCTACAGCCTATTCGAGCCGATCAGCCACGTGCTCGACCAAGTGCTGTCCTACCACTGAATTGGTGCCGGCAATCCCCGGGGGATCTCGCCAATGGAGTGTTCCACCGATGTTTCGAAAGACCCTACTTGCCGCCGCTGCTGTGATCGGCCTGGCCGGCGCCGCTGCTCTCCCGACTGGCGCCGAGGCTCACGGCTACGGCCACGGCGGGTTTTGGCTCGGCTATGGCATCGGCAGTCTTACGCGCTGCCTGGTGTTCGGTTGCGGTTACGCCCAGCCGGTCTACCCGGTCTATGTTCCACAGCCAGTGCCGGTGCCGCAATATGTCCCGGTGCCGGTGGCAACGCCGGTCCCGGCGGCACAGCCCGGGATCGCGCAAACCTGTGGCCCGTGGTGGGAAGTGATCAGCCGCGCCCGGCGGTCGGGCCGCAGCCTTACCGCCGAAGAAGCCTACGCGGCACAATACTGCAACTTTTGATCCCGCCTAATGGCCAACCGGAGCAACGCGCGCCATGAGAAGCCGACCCCAGCCGCCGCTGCCGCCATTGACCCAAGCGCAAGCGCACCGCAACCGCAGACGGTTTTTGTGGGGTTGCCTCGGTGTGCTGGTCGTCATCGCCGGGATGTCTAACCAGAACCCCGCCTCGCACAGTCAGAGCGGCGGCGACCAACGCATGCTAGGGCGACCAAAGGTCCACATCGCTTACTTTCAGTGGCGCAAAGGCGGCTTCGACAGTGTGATGATCGCCGACTTTCAGGTCGACAACGACAACCCATACAGCGTCAGGGATATCGAAATACGTTGCGACGTCAGTGGCGAGTCGGGGACGGTCATCGGCCGGCCCAGCAAAACGATTTACCGCCGCATCCCGCCTCACACGTCCACGTGGTTCATGCAGGAAAGCATGGGCTTCATCTCGTCGCAGGCTGCCACGGCAGATTGCGAGATCGGCTTGGTCACAGCCGAGCTCTAAAAGTGTTGCACGGCGCAACAATTGCGCCTATAATAAGGACAGTCAAAAACGCGGGAGCTGGATACTCCCATCGACCGGAAGGAACCCCGTGAGATCCCTAACCAACGCCGACTTGCAGGTCATCGATAACGCGCTGCGCATCGCCATCGCGGCCTATCGCTCGGATGCCGAGCGCATGACCCTCAGTGGCACGGGCGAGTTTGCCGAGCACTTTACCCGCGCCGCGGACCAGGCCACCAGCGTTCTGGCCTGCATCACTGAGGAACAAGTGCGGCGCGCACCCGACGGGCCGAGCACATGAAAGTGCCGCCCGCGATGCTGGAACACCCGGGCGGCGTGCCCGATGCCGGTGGCACTCCCGGAAGGAAAGCGCCACTGCAATCGAGACGGCAACCCTAGCGGAGACCATTATGCGCGACAACACAACTTTGCCCTGGTCCTGGCTTCGCGGCTATCGCTTCGAGGCGATCGCGGGGCTGGCGATCGTCATGTGTCTGGCGGCCGGCGGAGCCGGCGCCATCGGCACACTCGTCTACAGCCTGTTCGAGCCAATCAACCACATGCTCGACCAAGTGCTTACCTACCACTGACCGAGAAGCCAGAATGGAGGTTCGCCTCGTGACCGAAGCCGACGACCTGATGCTGATGACCAACCTCTATCCGCGTACCACCGGGCTGCCGATGGCCGTTTGGGTGGGTCCCAGCTATGGCGCGCCGCATGATGCGCGGATCAAGGTCATGCAAGTGCACGGCATCCGGATGGACCCAGGCAACCTCGCCGTCGTGGCACTCAGGCCGCGCCCGCATGTCGTCGCCGGTCATCTCTCCGCCGGCGATTTGCAAGCGGTCGGCCGATGGCTCACGCTGAACGAGACGGCGATACTCGACCACTGGAACGGGGTGACAGACGGCGCCGAGCTCGCCCAGCAATTGCGGCGGCTGCCATGAAAGCTGGTGTGCTGACCCAGCAGGCCAAGTGATGGCGGAATACGAAATGGGCAAGAGCGAGCTCTATGAGATGGTCAACATCTATCCAGCGGACAGCGGCTTGCCGATGACCGTTTGGGCCGGGCCCCGCGGCAATGCTCGGCATGATGTTCGGGTCAAAGTCAATATGGCGCACGGCAATCGGATGTCGATCGCTAACACCGCAGTCGTCGCGGTTCGTCCGGCCCCGCGCCTGATTGTCGGGCGGTTATCGGCGGCTGATCTGCAAGCCGTCAGTGACTGGTTGCGGCTCAACGAGGCGGCGCTCGTGGCGCATTGGGACGGCCAGATTTCCGGTGTCGAGCTCGGCCGGCGACTGCAGCGACGATGAGTGAACGCGAAGATACCCAGATCCTCGATTTCCTGCGCGGTCGCTTCGGCCGGCTCGACGATCGGCTCGACCGCATTGACAACAAGCTCGACGGCTGCGCCGCCTTGAGGGGCCGGCGCCCAACCCTTCCGAGGAGACCGCCGAATGACTGATCGCCTCACTCTCGCGCACGCGCTGGAGCAGGGTGGGATCGGTCGCGAAGCGGCGGAAAGCATCGCAACCGAGATCTATGACGCAATCCGCACGAACGTCGCGACCAAGACCGACCTCGGCGAGCTCGAAAGCCACCTGAAGGCAGACATCGCGGCTCTCGAGGCCGCGACCAAGACCGACCTCGCGGCTCTCGAAAATCGGATGCTGTTGCGGCTCGGGCGAATGATTGCGGTTGCCACCGGCTTGATCATCGCAGCTACCGCGACGGCAACCGGCGTTATCCTTCACTATCTGCCTCACGCGTAAGCCGAATGACCGCGCATAGGCAACAGCCGCGTTAAGGAACTGCGCTGATGCACGGCTCCGACCCCGGCGACGATCTTCCCGCCGACGTGCTGGCCGAGATCGAGGCTGACGTCGCGCGCTACCGCGCCACTCGCATCAATGCCGCCCGCAGGCGGCTGACCAAGGCCAAGACACCAGGCTTTGTCGACGTCACGCTTGCCGAGCAGGCAGCGATCGCACGGCGGTGGTTGCGCGGTGAGTCGATGCGGGCGATTGCCACGTCGCTCGATTGGGACCCGGTGTCGATCAGCAGCCTGCTGCACGACTTTACCCGGGGGTTTGTCGACCTCTTTGAGACCGAATACTACAACGACCGCTCAAGCCAGCGGGAAATCACCCAGGCAG